TGCAAACAACGTATCATGGCTTCTATTTACCCAATGGCTTCTCAAAACTCAAATCTCCGGTACCGGCCTTAGAGGCCTTTGGGCCGGCGCCGGATTGCGTTCGCAATCCGGTACCCTCAAACCCCCTTCGGGGGTTGAGGCTAAATCGCGTGAAGGTAGAGAAGTATTACTTCGCAATATTGTGTATCGAGCCGCTCAAGAAAAAAAACCGTTCAAACAGTTATTCAACCTCATTAACCACTTTAAAGATCAACACTTCTTCAAAGCCTTATGCACATTGATTTATTTAAAGTACGACCAACAACTCAATATAAAAGAACGATTGCTACTTTTACAAATTGGTGCGTGTGGAGACCGACGCTCGAGCTTTACGGGTAAAGCTTGCGATCAAAGGAAGCAACGGAGTTCGATGTTGCGGTTTGAGGAGTTGTTGCGCATTGCTGAGGACGAAAATGTAGAGCTTAATCTGCGATTAGAGGCGTGCGACATTATTTTCCTAGAAGGAAGTGAAACGGATAGATCGACAGTCAGTAGTATTTTTGACTCGATAGCACCTTCTACAGAATATACAAACAACTCTGAAAATGTCCACATAGCATCTATTCAAGCAAGCGTTGAAAGAAGCATTGACGCGTTAGTTAACAAAAGCAAGTGTCTGAGGGTACCGCCTCAACTCATTGAGGGATTACCTTACACTGTCTCCGACAGTGAGCTAAATCGCCCTAACCCGGCCAGGCCGGTTCCGGGCGATGTACAGGCCTTTGGGAGGCAGTGTGGGAGTGAAGATGTTTTGCTTCGAAGATACAACGAAGAACCGGAATTTGTTAAAATAAAAGGTTCTCTTCATCGCATTTTCAACCACACTTTTCTAAAGTTCACTAAACATAAACTGACATTGAGAGACATTATCGCACTTGTGTGCCTTGTAATCGAAGATTGTGAAATCACCCTGCACGACGAACTATATCGACGGTTGGGTCAAGAGTTGGCCGATATGAACGATACGTGCTCACGGGGATACGTAACACGGTTAGTGAACGTATTCAGCGGATTTGAGATAGATGCGCTTGGGATAACATTGTCTTTCGAGGACGAAATCTATGCCATCTTCACAAATAAAGTCAACAAACTCATCGCAGACGCTCCGGACGAGTTGCGAGACGTCTTGTTGGAACAATTAACAATCCCATCCAACGAAAACGCTCGACGTCAAGAGCTGACGAGGTATCTCAGACCATTCTTACCAACCGTCTGGAACGAGATATACACCGCTTTCGAAAAAACGTTGACTCTTACAGATTTGGACCTATACTCACGAAAAGTAATGATGCGCTATGAGGGATTAGTCATATAATTTTAATGCTTGATAACAGCATTAAAATTAGATTTATAAAAAATGTTCATATTCTGATTGATCTAAATGATGTTTTGTATGCGTGATTGAGTTGTTTGATGGTTCGGTAGGTCGCTGATGAGTTACTTTTTTTAAGCACTTTTAGAATATCGATAATACGACTTGCATCGTCCAGAGACCGCCCTGATTGCGAAAGCACTCCGGTACACTCGCCTTCGGCGAGTCTAAACCGGCCTTTGGCCGGTGTACCGGCCTTATGGCCGGCGCCGGATTGCTTTCGCAATCCGGTATTAAGGGTGGATATGTGTTCACGAATGGCCGAACGTTCCAAGTACGGCTTAATTACTAGAGATAGGACATTTTCGTCCACTTTGTCGGCGTGTCCCATAAATTTAAGTGCATATTTGACTACCCTCACCTCCAGCGAAGTATCTTTTATGTACTTTAACAAGACTTGCGCGTGTTCAGCTAATCCGAGTTGATTACAAGTCTTTAAAAGCATGTATATTTCATATGGGTGTTTGACCATACCTGAACTTAAACTTTTCTCAAGACCATCCAACGCCCATTGAATGGGCGAATTACACTGCCTCCGGCAGTGTGGCGAAGGGTCGTGAAGAAGGCTTCGGGATTTGGAGTGGTGCTTCCTTTGGTCGCACGTTGCAGAGCGACGGTGCTTTGCAATCTGGCAATCCGCACTTTGACTTTGGCGAAGGGTGCATCGATGCTTTGCAATCTGGCAATCCGCACTTTGACTTTGGTCGCACGTTGCAGAGCGACGGTGCTTTACAATCTGGCAATCCGCACTTTGACTTTGGCGAAGGGTGCATCGATGTAAGTATTTGTTTAAACACGGTAATATTATTTTACGTGGTATGAATGGTTTGAAACTTGCCATTGTGTCAAAAATACCTAAATCCAACATCAAATCGAGCTCGCGTGATGTAATAATAAATGTTTTTAGTCCGGTCTTAAGATAATTTAAGATGTTTGCAATCATCGGTAAGTCTCTCGTGTAAATGGCTGTATAAATAATGTCCGAAAAAACGACAGAAGTATTCGAAATCCCTAACCTCAACCCCTGGAGAGGGTCTGAGGCTAAGCCGGCCGAAGGCCGGCGTACCAGCAGATTGTACAAAATTTTATTTTGTCTCATCGTAGTTTGAATGAATCCGGCCTTTCCGGTTAACCCGGCCTGGCCGGTTCCGGGCGATGTACCGGCATTTGGGTCGCCGCCGGAGTGCGAAAGCACTCCGGCACCCTCAGACCCCCTTCCCTCACTCTCCGACGATATGCTTCGCTCCGCACTTTGGTCCATTTATTTAATCAATCTATTTGTTCATTACAATGTAGCGATGAGGCGAAGGGTGCAACCAGAGGGCTTTGTTAGCGACGTTTCTTCGAAGGTAGGTTTAATGGGTAGGTTTAATGGGTAGGTTTAATGGGTTGATGCTTCGCTTACGCTCCGCACTTCTTTGAAGATGCGTGGACAAAAAAAAATGGAATATTGCAAATAATAAATCAAACATGTCTATGTCCTCATCCAATATAACCTCCGGGTTTATCGATATCGCCACTTTCGACGAAATCGAAAAATACATGTATGGCGGCCCGACCGCGACTGCCTACTTTGTCAGAGAAATTAGAAAATCCACTTGGTTCACCCAAGTCCCTGTACCACTCTCACGCAACACCGGCAACGCCGCCTTTGGTCAAGAATGGTCCGTCTCCATCTCTCGAGCTGGTGACTACCTCACATACGCTGTACTCCGGGTTAACATTCCACAAGTTACTTTTAGCTCTAACGCTCCGGCTACAATGTCATTGCGATGGACACGTAACTTCATGCACAACCTAATACGAGAAGCCACAATTACCTTTAACGATCTGGTGGCTGCGCGGTTCGACAACTATTACCTTGACTTCTGGACCAGTTTTACTACACCCGCCAGCAAACGAGTCGGTTACGATAACATGATCGGTAACATATCCACACTCATCAACCCAGTAGCCCCAGGTGGTAGTCTTGGACCCGTTGGAGGAGTTAATCTCAATCTTCCACTTCCATTCTTTTTCACAAGAGATAGTGGTGTAGCATTACCTACTGCCGCACTTCCATACAACGATATGCAGATTAACTTTAATTTCCGTGATTGGACCGAATTGTTGGTCCTAACGGATAGCGCTGTGGTTCCACCCGCCAGTCCGTACAAACAAATTGTGGTCGGTACGCATATTGCCGCCGCACCGGTGTTAGGGAACGCACAAGTATGGGCCAACTACGCGATCGTGTCGAACGAAGAGCGTCGCAGGATGGGGTGCGCGATCAGAGATATTTTGATCGAGCAAGTGCAAACGGCCCCACGCCAAAACTACACGCCCCTCACTAACTCCATGCCCACATACGACATACGTTTCTCACATGCCATCAAAGCACTCTTTTTTGCCGTCAGAAACAAAACTGGATCATCCGAATGGTCCAATTACGCCACATCATCACCAGTTGTTACGGGTACGACAGTAAACTACGAGCCGGCGGGGTCGTATGATCCGATTGCGAACACGACTCTTATCTACGAGAACACGAACCGTCTTGGTGCAATGGGCTCTGACTACTTTTCTTTGGTGAATCCCTACTACCACGCACCAGCCATCCCGACGTCGATTGGTTATCACTTGTACTCGTACTCGTTGCACTTCTTTGACCTTGATCCTATGGGTTCCACTAACTACGGAAAACTTACCAACGTCTCCATCGTACCACAAGTTAGTCCATCCGCTGTTGCGGGTGCGGGTGGAACAGGAGGTGAATCGGGGTCAAACTTTCCACAATTGTACGAATGGATTACAGTCGCTGTCAACAACAATATTATTAGAATTTCGGGAGGGGCTTTGGGTTTTCCAATTTTGTAAGGGGGGGGTGGTGTTTTTTACCATCAACCTTGGCTCAATCAATGCACACCATTCGGCACAATCAATGCCCCTTCGGTCAATCAATGCAATTTATGTCTTTGTTAGACATAAATTGAATTTTTCGTGGAAATTTACAGACTAAACAAACAAACAATGGGTGAATCAAAGTATGTAAACTATACAAATTTTTTGACCTCGCATGGATATGAAATGATCACTGAATTGGACTGTTTTAAGACATCTAAGAAAATGTCTTATCAGTGCGCTTTGGGTCATATATCAACCTTAACGATTACATCGTTTGCCAATAAAAAGTCGACCAAGCTTCCTCATGAACTATGTGCTCATTGTACATCTGGTAAATCAAAGAATGACTCTTTCGACACAAAAAAGAACACAATCTTCGAACTTACCGGTCACACTCTGGTTGAAGTTAACGGAGTTAACGTTGTATACCAATGCGGTACATGCGGTAAACAAAAGAAAAGTACTTATTCCAACTTAAAGAAATCGACGGGATATTGTGGTTCGTGTATACAAGAAAACACCACCAAGAGAGACATCAACTCGATCGTAAAAGAATTTGAACAACTAAAAATAGATTCAGGAATACCACAAGAGTACAAAATATTGAATTACCAAAACAACAAGACAGTCACATTCGAATGCCACAACAAACATACATTTACGACAAGTTACTTCGACTTAAAACGTGGCAGACGTTGTCCCGAATGTTCTTCCACCAGACGAGCAGAAACTAATTTACATCGATATGGAGCGACCAATCCTTTTGCCAATGAAAAAATCAAAGAAAAAATAAAAAGCTCGTGTCTTGAAAAGTACGGCGAAACCCATCACATGAAAGTAGACACTATTCGTCAAAAAGCGGAGCAAACCAATTTGATGAAAATAGGCGTAAAATACGCTTTCCACACATCTGAGAGTTTTGAAAAAATACGTCAAACATGTCTTGATAGATACGGATGTCGTTTTCCACTCCAAAATAAGTTTATTCAAGCCAAAATCAATCAAACATGGTTAGAAAAAATTGGATCAAGACGACCTATGTGCAATCAACTTTACTGGAAAGATGTGATTTCTCAAAAATACGGTGTCGACCATTACTCAAAGACTGACAAGTTCAAGGAAGACTACAAAGAAACATGTCTTGATCGCTACGGTGTCGACCATTACTCAAAGACGGACAAGTTCAAGGAAGACTACATCTCCACATGTCTTGATCGCTACGGTGTCGACCATTACTCAAAGACGGACAAGTTCAAGGAAGACTACATCTCCACATGTCTTG